CCACCCGGGTAGTGAATTTGTACGCCTTCAAAACCAACATCAATGTCACCTGCCTTAACATTTACGTATTGAACTTTAGAGCCCAAGGAAATGATAAGGTTTTGATAGATTAAGGAGTTGACGAAGAAGTAGTCAGGACGTCCGCCTTCTCTGTAAACATAACGAAGAAGCTGTTGCATGCCTTCCTCTAAACTTAAACTGCTGCCATCAAAAAATTGGCCTCCGAGACGAGTTGTGTCAGATGCGCGAACGACCTGGAAAAATGGATTTGCAAGAACAGTGTTACGGTTAGCGAATGGAATCCATGCGTCTAATCCAGAAAGAGTTCCTTGAAGACCATCACCGCGTGGGAATAGATAGTAGGAAGTAGCCATGCCTGGGATTGCTTGGCTTAAAGTAAGGATTCCGTTGATACGGTCAATTCCGGTAATTACACCTTGTTGTCCAGTTGTAGTCAAAGTAATCGGGTTAACAAGTGTAGCGTTCGCTTCCAAAGCCATCCCAACCTCAAAGTTTACGGATTGCTCAGGGTCAGCAAGAGTTAATGTTGTACCAACTCCAGAAGTAGCAGAAATTTGTCCAATCCAACCAGTACCGTTTCTGTACAACTGAGTTGCAAGAGAACGAGCTAAGGAGTTAAGAGCTCCGTCTACTTCAAGCTTAAGTGCACGCATAAATGCGCCGCTGTCGTTTTGGGAAGCAAGAATTGTTTCGTTAGCAACTTCACCAACGGAATAGTTTGGTGAGCGAGTAAGAAAGAATGCTTGAAGCAAAGAAGTACTACCGATAGACAAAGCTGTTCCAAACTGAGCAGAACGGTTTTGAGGGTTACCATAGATCAAAGGAATTTTACGAGCATCGCCAGTAAAGCCCTCAAACTTCGGAACCATCGCAAGGAAGGGGTTATTTTTGTAGACTAAATTTCTGATTTCTTTATCTGTATACAGGGTTTTCAGCGCTGGAATAAACGCTTGATTGTCTAAAATTGACATTTGTCAGTTTCCTTATGGGTAAATAAATTTTTAATTCAAAACTTTATTTTGCCGTGTTCTCATTGAACATTAGCGCCCGGAAACTGACTTATGGGCAGACGTAACTTTAGCTTCGTAACCTTATCTTCCGCGTGCTTTATCTAGCATCTCTATTGCTCTTTGAAATCTTTGTTCAGCAGTAAGAGAACTTTCATCAGCACGATGAGGAACTTCAGGTTTTAGATTGTTCGATAGACTCGTAGGACGAGTTGATTGATATGTAGGTTCTCGTAAGAATTCGAGGGGTGCCTGCTGTCTATCAACAACATCTGACGGGTTTATTAAACCTTTGATCTTCTTTAAACTAGCGTACTTGGTTTTAAACTCGCTTTCAAGCTCGTCTTCTACAAGCTGAGCCGCTTCCTTGAAGTCAAGAATCTTCTGAGTGTTATTAAAGTGTGTTTCTATTATCTCATAAACAGTGTCCACGTGGTCAGGATTCGCAGCCAAAAACTCGAAATCGTCTTTGTTTGCTTCTACAAAGTCATTAATCGTTTTCTTGTAAGTCAAGACCTGGGCGTCGTGATTCGCTCTCTCGCGCTCTATCTCCTGCTGCTTAGCTTGCTCTTCTTTATCGAGCTGAGCTTGTTTCATCTCTTCGACCTGAGCCTTTAGTGAACTGATAGGGTCTTCGTTACCTTGCGCAACTTCACCCTCAAGTTGAAACCTAGCGATGTCTTCAAAAGTAAGACCTAAGCTTTGAAGTAATTTAATAGGGTCTTTCTTCGCCATCTCTTTTGAGGTCTTGAACTCCTTAGCGAGCCCAATATCAGCTTCTAGAGCTTTTTGTTGCTCCAAAAGTGCGCTTTCCTTCTTTGCTACCCGAGCTAACTTGTAAGCCAGGTCAGGAACGCGAAATTTGGGCCGCTGTGCGCTTTCACCCTGTCCAGAAGGCTGACTATCAGGCGCTTCCGTTTGCGGGGCTTCTCCGCCAATTACAGCAGGCATTGATCCGGTTGACGTGTTTAAAAATTCCATACGACTCCAGTAAGTGATTATACCATTGGTGGTGTGGGTTGAAGTTCTGGGTTAATTCCCATTTCAGGTGCTGGTGCAGCAGCTGTTTGAGCAGCCTGTTCCGGCACTTCAAGAAGCTTGGCTGCTTTGCTGATGTATGCCCGAATAAGCTCTAGAGAGCTGTCTTTGAGCTTCTTGTTGCGTGCCCAGTGATAGTAGTAATTTCCATATTGGATGCACATTTCAAGGTTGTCGTAAGGTTCTGGAGAGATGAGCTTTTGGGTATCGAGCATATCTTCGATGTTCTGCAAGATAGAGCGTAGAGGAGCCAACTTCAGGCCGAACATCTTATCGGTGTCTGGGAAGTCTAAAAGCTCCATAGCCATCATTGGGTCGATGAGTCCTGAGCTAGCCATCTCTTGAATGAAGTTCAATTTACCTGACGGAGTTGATGGGAAGTCACTGATCGGGAAGCACTGCATAACATATCCGTCGCGGTCTACCTTGATATCAGCAAAGTCAATATTTTCCATGCCCTCTTTCTTGGAGAAGGAAGACACTTCGTAAGTACCGTCGCGCTCGTAAATATCGTGTACCATGTCGAGCATTTTCTCTGCGCATTTAATATGTAAATCTTCCCACAAACGCGCAGTGTGACTGAATCTCTCAGTCTCTATGTCGTGAAAACTATCGATAGCTTTTCCGCTATTCAACCCCGGTGGCTTGGTGCCTGATGCAGTGAGTTCTGACAGACCTACGATGCCATAAGCTTGCTTAAACAAGAAGTCTGTCATCTGAAACTGGTCTGGGTGAACAGAAGGATTCACTGCGTATACTGGCGGAGTGTTGCGGTACTTCACGATGATTGCATTGTCATTGCTCAAATGAAGTGGATTCACGCCAGAAGCTTCTTCAACAAACACCTTAGGGTTAGCTGATAAACGCATAGCCTCTTGAATGTTCATGAGTAGACGATTCAATTCGCCCTGAATAGACACCAGTTCTTCGCATACACCAACGCCCCAGAACCCTAGAATATTCGAGGAGTAACGGGTAAAAATAAAAGGGAAGTCATCTTTAACATATTCTTCATCAGCGAATGAACAGGTCTCGATGCCAAATACGTGGCGACCTTTGATTCCATTGCACGGTAAATGCCAAGCATCATAAACCATAAGTAGTTCACTATAAGACCGTCCGGTAAAAACATTAATCGCCTTAGCTCTATTAATAGCCTCTGCATATTCGGGGAACATGTTACGTAGATAGTCGCGGGGCAAACTGCGCACACGATAAATCGCACGAGGTTTTTGATACATACCATCAGCCATATCAACGCAGATTTCACCTGGGTATACTCGCTCTACATTTACTTTGTTGGTCTCGGGGTCTTCATATACATAAGCACACCCTGTCCCAAAAATAAACTCGTCGCGTTTAATTTCTGTAGCCATTTGATAAAAGTTGGTCTGGTAGAAGAGTCCGTTGATGAACTTGTTCAACTGCTTAGCTTGCTTCTCAGCTTTGTAAGTCCCACCTGAAGTGAGGAACATAGGCTTAACTTTATTCTTGCAAATCTTCGCAACGAGTGTGTCTATGCAAGACTTAGATACGTTGACGTTTAGTGGCGGGTTCAAAATACTCTGAAATACCGAAATAGTAGATAAAGTTTGCGAAGAATAAGTGTATTCTGGATTGGCAATAGCAAAATCGTCGCCAGAGTATTGTTTCGTATGACGGCTATTCTTCGCTCTTGTATAATAGTTATCATCATACAATGCGCCCAATGCTTCCCAAATTACTTTGTAAGCATCATCAACTTCCCACCATAACTTCGTACCACTGTAGTCAAACATATTTTAATTCCTCAACGAAATGGATTATCCTTAGGTATAAGTTCAGTAGTTAAGTTTACAGCATTTGGTGTTGTTGGATAGTCAATAACCTTAGTAGATATTACGTCTTTGAGTGCAGCTGCTGCAAAAAATTCTATTTCAATGCCGTTAGGACCATTTGACAATTTCTTAATTCCATTTTGAGTACACACTTCTACTAGTTTTTCTAATTCTACTTCCATCATTTTCTCCTGACCCTGTAGTTTGTATTATTTTGTTGCAAATAAGCTTGTTCGGTTTCTTCGAGCAAACGTTTCTCTTCTTGTTTATACCACTCTGGCGTCCCGTACTTAGGAGGTGCAAGCTTGGCCTCATAGAGGAAGTGATAGCACTCTTTCCAACTGTAATTCGCCCCATCCGACAAATGGTTTTCAAATGAGCCATCTTCTAGCCACCTATTATTTGCCATTTCCTCTACATCCCAACACAACAACTCCCACTCACTTATTATCATTGCCTTAGATGGTACTTTAATCTTACCAGCGATCATATCTGAGTTCATCAACTCTACGAACTCTTTCTTGCGCACTTTGTCAGCAGCTTCCAGAGCAAATCCATATCGTTTCTTTAATTCTTCTGTAATCTTTTTACCGAGTCCGCCCGTGTCGATCACCGATTTTTGAGGATTATATTTATTATTCCAATCTGCAATCTTTCTGGCCAACTGGCTAATATCTTGTTTAGTTACTTTGAATTCATCAACTAGATAAACTATTGGCGAGTCTTCGTGATAAGCCCACACAAC